GTTAAGATTAATAAACCAGAGAAAGATATCTCCTCTATCGTGTCTTCCTATAATAAGGGACAATTAGTCACTAAAGTGATGGAACGAGCCTATGTACCTACTTGGCTCATGAATCAGGACTTCTTTCAGAAAGCATTAAATACTCAACATGATTTAATGGTTGATCCTTCTGTGAGCGATAAAGTTCGTTGTGATGCTGCTAACTCATTATTGACCCATCTGAAACGTCCAGAAGAAAACAAAGCAGAGTTGAAAATTGAGATTGCTGTTACCGATGGTATGGCCGCCCTAGAGCAAAATCTACGAGAATTGGGTAAGAAACAACTTCAAGCTATCGAACACGACCCACATACAACCACAAACGACATTGCTCAAATGCCCATGAAAGATGTGACCCCAGTATGACCCAAACAGTTAATGACTTCATGGAGGAATACATTTCTCAAAAAACCGTTGATGATTTTCTCAACGAGATTGACTTTGATAAACTTAATGATGGTAAATATATTCCGTCTGAGTTCTCTTTAAAGTTTATGAATTTCATTAAATTGGTTAATGGGGATATTGGAGAAGATAACAAAACTCCTGTTATGCACTTGGCTATGTTGGATAAAATTGCAACCAAAGAACCAAGAACAGCAAACCTATGTGCCCGTGGTACAGCGAAAACCACATTAATGATGGAATATTTAGTTATGTTTCTTGCTGTATTTGGGGAACTACCCAACTTTGGTAAAGTAACTGGTATGTTGTATATTTCAGATTCTATGGATAATGGTGTGAAATCTGCCCGTAATAGTATTGAAACCCGGTATAACCGATCAGAGTTCATGCAGTATTGGGTTCCAGAAGCTAAGTTCACAGAAAACTATCTAGAATTTAAAAATCGTGCAGGGGGACAACTCGGAGTTAAGATGTTCGGCGCCAAATCTGGTATCCGTGGTACAAAAATATTTGGTAAACGTCCTGTACTCGCTGTCATGGATGACTTGGTTTCAGATGCCGATAGTAAATCAAAAACCGCCATGGAAGCAATTAAGGCTACTGTATATTCAGGCGTCGCATTTGCTTTAGATCCAACCCGCTGGAAAATGATTTTAAATGGTACACCCTTCAATAAAGAGGATATTGTATATGAGGCAATTGAGTCAGGTGCTTGGCAAGTAAACGTTTGGCCAATATGTGAAAAATTTCCTTGTAGTCGGGAAGAATTCCGAGGCGCCTGGGAAGATCGTTTTGCGTATGATTATGTAAAAGACCAATATGATGCTGCACTTAGAACAGGAAAATTAAACAACTTCCGACAAGAACTTATGCTTCGTATTACCTCTGATGAGAGTCGTTTGATACAACAAGAGGATATCCATTGGAAAAAACGTTCAGATATACTGCGTAATAAACATCTATATAATTTTTATATGACAACAGATTTTGCAACATCATCTAAACAGACAGCAGACTACTCAGTAATTTCTGTATGGGCTTATGACTATATGGGTAATTGGATCTGGATAGATGGTGTATGTGATCGACAAACTATGGATTTAACTATGAAGGATCTGTTTAGCTTTGTTGATGAATATGACCCACAAAGTGTGGGTGTAGAGATCTCAGGACAACAAGGCGGATTCATTCAATGGATTCAAATGGAAATGCAGAACCGGGATACTTATTTTAATTTAGCCGGAGAAAAAGGAAAACCCGGTATTCGTCCAGTTGTAGATAAATTAGCCAGGCTTAATCTCGTGGTTCCACTTTTTAAAGCAAAGAAAGTATTTTTTGCTGAAGAAATGAAGAATAGCAGAGTTCTTGGTATTATGATGGAGCAGATTGCTTTGGCCACCAAAGACGGTATCAAAGGAAAAGATGACTCACTTGATACAATCTCTATGCTTCAGAATATGAATCCATGGAAACCTTATGGATTAGATGTACCAATTGACGGTAATGATTCTACCCCCCGTAATGAGCAGGTATGGGGTAAAGATGATTTACTTGCAGAAGAGATTGACGATGGATCTTTTGGTTCATATGTGGTTTAAGCCTCTCAAAATATGATCGGATCCTACCATGATGACATTTACAGAGTTTTCTTCACGACTTGCTATGGGACAGTTGAAAAATACAGGTGCAGTTGATAAATCTGTACTGGGAGAAATAAATCCAGATTACATAAAAACAATACTCAGCCTTACGAATCAAGGATTAGTAGATCTCTCTACTAAATTTCCTTTGGTTACAGCTATGCTGGATCTGACATTCATTAAAGGCCAGCAGTTATACCCCTTGGTTTCAGTAGGTGTAGGTAGTTACCTCGAAGTGGTCGATAGTGTCACATTTGTTGAGACTGATTTCGTGAAGGTGCTGGATGTGATCGCAGAAGATGGCCGCACGCACGCACACGATACCAATGGACACATAATGACGCCTAATTTCAATAGTTTACGTTTCTCAACAGACAGTATGTTAATGTTGGATCCAAAAGTACGAATCCGTTATCAGTCTAAACACCTACCTATTGTTGAAACAGACACAATCAATTTACCGCCGAATTTGGAGACTGCTCTACAACTATTCGTTGCATCTCTGTATTTTTCCCATATGAATGGTGCAGAACATACGGCCAAAGGCGATGCTTACTTTGCAACCTACTTACGACACATTGGCGAGGATGAAGCAAAAAACAATAGCAGCGTGTCTGAAGTACAAGAAGACACCCGCTTTGAGGACAGAGGTTTTGTATAATGATAATAAAATTACAAGTTGTTGAGCCAAATGCTATCATAGACAACACAACTTCTACTATTTTGATTATTGGATCTCTCGTACAGCTTATTTACAATGATCCAACAATGTCGGTAATATTTGCTGGTATGGCAGGAGGAGCTGTTCGTTGGTATTCTGAACGTGAACACTGGAAAACTGGTGTAGGTTCTATACTTATAGGAGGTATATGTGCTAAGTATTTAGGCCCGTTTACTTTGGGCCTAATGGAAAGTATGATAGGTATCAAGATTTCAGATGAGGCTAATACTACTGGTGCATTCATAATGGGATTACTTGGTATATTACTTATTCGATATGTAATGGATAAGTTTAAATATCGTACCGAGATTTTAGCCAAACAACGCAAAGATCTCAAAGATGATGAGGATATCACAGATGAATGAACTAGCATATAAACCTGGATACCGATTCCGTAGAACTTTCACTTTAGGTTTAGCCCTTCTATTTGTTATTCAAAATTTAATTATACATTCACCTAAAATAACAGAATCTCGTATGTATCGTGATACTTTTATGCTTACTCCATTTACAGATGTAGTGGTACATAAAGTAAGTATACTGCCTTCCGGTGCTGAAATTTTGGGAGAGCTACGCAAACGTAGATGTAATTTTGATACCCAGGGAGAAGGACTCATTGCTTATGTGTTGTTTCATGATGCCCCAAAACGACGTACAATTGTCAATACAGATGCAGAAGAGAGTTTTTCTGGTGTGGGTGTAGACAGACCTCCTTCAAGTAATGCTGAGTTGTGGGGGCCTTGGGTAATTAAATACACGTCTGATCAGCCAATTCCAGATAATTGGGAAGTATACGCGGGGCATTGGTGCCCTATAATTAATGATACCACAGGCAAGCCATTTATACATACCGTAACAGGTAAACCTATATTGAAATTTGAGCGTAATTTATTTGCTCAAGGCTCATGGAAAACTTTAGGAGAATAGTATGTCAAATGTTCACACTTTTCCACGTTCCGTGCGAGATTATCAAATACGAATCAACTCTTTCAACATCTTAGATAAGCCTTTGGTTGTTGATGGTATGAATGGGCCAGCCACTCGTAATGCCATTCATCAAGCTCTAGCTAATTTCAGTATAGGTTTAGATGCTGAACAAAAAGAAGATCTCTTTGACCCATCTGGAATCACCCGAATTCATTGGCATTGGACAGCTGGCTCATATACCGTTTCCCCGTTTACACTAAAACATTATAATGATGTTTTTGATAAGGAAGGTAATCATTATGATGGTATAGCGCCTGCACAACAACAAGCTTATTACATTCCTGGCCGAGTGGGTGTATCTCACACTCTCAACGCTAACACTGGTGCAATTGGCCTATCAGTCGCTTGTATGGCAGCTGCGACTGTTCACGGTAATGTGGTTAATGCAGGTATTTCACCAATTACGTGGGCTGGTATAGATGGAATGCTTGAACGCTCTGCAGAATATTGTCGCCTTTTTGATATCCGTGTAT